CGCAAAGCCAAGTATAGTTAAAGGAGTTATTGTTTAGTCGTGGCAGTTTCTAATGTAGAACTAAGAGTCAGTGCTACGCAAGCGATTACAGCGTTAAGAAAGGTTGATACACAGGCAAAAAAGTTTAATCAAACTGTTAATGGGACTGGAAGTAAATTAAAAGATGCAAATTTAGGGCTTAGAGTTTTACCTAAAGGATTTTTTGGGGCTGCAAAAGGAGCAAGTGCGGCATCATTATCTTTTAAGGCTGCGGCTGCAAGTCTTGGAGCATTACTTGGCCCTATCACTGCTGGTATTACTGTTATTACGGCATTTGGAAAAGTATTTAGTACTTTAGCTGCACAGGATTTTGCAACAGCAAAAGTCAAAACTCTTGGTGTAGAAGTTGATGCTTTGACCCCAAAGCTTGCAACTTTATCTAATGAGTTAAGTGGTCAAGTTTCTCAACTTGGTTTATTAGAGGCATCTTATGATGTAGCATCTGCTGGCTTTGGTGAGACTGCTGAACTTATTGATGTTTTGAAGGCATCACAGTTAGGTGCAACTGGTGGATTTTCTGATCTTGCCACTGTTACTGATGCAACTACATCTGTTTTAAATGCTTATGGTCTGGAGTCGGACAAGGCGGCAAAAATAGTAGATGGATTTGTGCAGACTCAGAATGATGGTAAAATTATTGTTCAACAGTATGCACAGCAGATAGGTCGTCTTGCTCCTATTGCTGCTGGTGCTGGTGTAAGTATTGATGAACTTAATGCGGCAATATCTAGTGTTACTGCAACTGGTGTTCCTGTTGAATCTACCTTTGCTGGACTACGACAGGTCATTGCTTCAATACAAAAGCCCACAGGTGAAGCGGCAAAAGCGGCTGAAAAGTTAGGGATAGACTTTAGTGCGGCTGCACTTAGTTCTAAAGGTCTTGGCGGTGTTTTACAGGAGATTGTTGACAAAGGTGGTGCTAGTGAGGAAACGCTTGCTTTATTATTTGGTTCTGTTGAGGCAAGAACCGCAGTACTTCCACTACTTAATGACCAGCTAGTATCTTTTAATAAAAATTTAGAAAATCAAGCCAATGCTCAAGATACTGCGGCCAAAGCTGCATTTACAGCGTCTAACACAATTCAAGGACAACTTACAAGGCTTGGAACTGCGTTTACAAATTTAGCTGGAGAGGGTTCTGAGTTTGGTGTAATTATCAGAGAAACTCTTAAAGTCGCTGCTGTTACTATTGAAGCTTTGGCAGCTGCTGTAAAAATTCTATTTTTACCAGTAAGAACTTTAATTGCTCTTGTTTCTGAAGTTGGTATGGCAATAGGTGAGGCAATAGGAGTTGACGCACAAAACGTATTGTTTGATTTAGAACAAGGCTGGATCACTGTAAAAGAGGCTGTTACAGCATTTTCTGATTCTGTGATTGCAGTAGGTAAAACAGTTGGGACAGTTATTGGAGGTATAGTTAAGAAATTTGTACAGGCATTTCAAGCAATAGCAAAATTTATTGACGAAAATCCAGTAGCACAATTTATTCTTAAGTTTTCTGGAATACAACTTATACAAACAAAAATAAATGAATTAACAACAAATTTTGGACAAAAAATTGAAGAAAATGCAGAAAAAACAGATAAGTTAAAAAAGAAAATTACAGAAACAAAAACTGAAACAGATAAACTAAATAATGCTTTTGAAAAAATTGGTGATACGCTTGCAACTGGTGTTTCTAATGCGTTAGTTGGTGTTGTAAATGGCACTAGATCGCTTGCAGATGCGGCAAAGAATTTATTAAATGATATTGCTAATCAGTTTTTAAGACTTGGTATAAATACATTTTTATTTTCTGCCTTTGGAGGAGCAGATGGTTTGTTTAAAAATCTTCCTACTTTTGCTGCTGGAGGCAGACCACCAGTAGGCAGACCATCAATAGTTGGAGAAAAAGGGCCAGAATTATTTGTCCCATCAACTGCTGGCACTATTATTCCAAATAATAAAATCGGTGGAGGCGGAGTTGTAAATAATATCACAATTTCTGTAGACGCTAGTGGGTCATCAGTTGAAGGTGATGAACAGCAAGGTCGAGAGCTTGGCCGTGCTATAGCTTCAGCGGTACAATCAGAAATAATAAATCAAAAACGTGCAGGGGGTTTACTTGCATAATGGCTACTTTTCCTTCAATAGAACCAACATACGGAGTTCAAAAAAGATCCGCACCTAATACAAGAACAATAAGATTTGCTGATGGTTATGAACATAGGATTATTCTAGGCCTCGCAGAACATCAAAACCCAAAAATCTTTAATCTTACTTTTGAAGTATCAGAATCAGATAACTTTAACAATACAGGAGTTTCTAGTGCTGACACTATAGAGAATTTTCTTGACGATAGAGCAAATGATAGTGCTAGCTTTGATTTTACTCCCCCAAGTGAATCAACTTCGTCTAAATTTGTTTGCGAATCATGGAGCAAATCAATACCTTACGTTAATAGAGCAAGAATACAAGTAACATTTAGGGAGGTTTTTGAACCATGAGTACAGATAGTATTGTTAGTGAACTGCAAAATCTTAGCCCAAGTGCGATTATAGAGTTATTTGAATTGCAGTTAAAAAATAATTTGCATGGTTCTGATGATGTTTATTATTTTCATAGTGGATCAAGTTTAAATCTGAAAGGCAAAATAAGATGGAATGGTAAGGACTATTTAAGGTTTCCTATTGAAGCTACTGGCTTTGAATATACTGGTGGAAAGTTGCCAAGACCACAATTAACTATAAGTAATGCTACAAATCTTGTAAGTGCATTATTAGTTCAAGTTAATGAAGTTACAAGAGGCAATGATTTAATTGGGGCTATTTTTACAAGAAAAAGAACACTTGCAAGATTTTTACCCAATGACAATTTTGTTGGTGATAATCCATCAGGTGCAGTTGATGAAACCGCAGAATTTCCTAGAGAAATATACACTGTTGCAAGAAAATCATCAGAAAACAGAGAAGTTGTACAGTTTGATTTGGCCGCACCTCTTGATCTTGAAAATATAAGATCGCCAAAACGTATTTGTACTAGAAAAAATTTTCCTTCCATTGGAACATTTTTACAATGAATTGGAAAGAATCTGCACTCAATCATGCAAAGGAACAAGATCCTAAAGAGTCTTGTGGTCTTTTGTTAAATATAAGAGGTAAGGAAAGGTATTACCCTTGTAAAAATTTAGCTGAAACCAGCTATCAATCTTTTATTTTAGATCCAACAGATTATGTAAAAGCTACTAAAAAAGGTGAAATTATTGGTGTGGTTCATAGTCACCCATCAACTCCACCAATAGCAAGTCAAGCAGATATGGTTTGTTGTGAAAAAGAAAATTATAAGTGGTATATAGTTAATCCAAAAACAGAACAGTGGGGTTATTATGAGCCTTGTGGATATAAAGCACCTTTATTGGGTAGAGAGTGGGTTTGGGGTGTTACAGACTGCTGGAGTCTTGTTAGAGATTATTATAATGAAGTGTTAGGTATAGAATTAATTGATTTTGACAGGACAATGACACCCGATGAATTTATAAAAAATCCGTTATTTGTAAGTTGTGCTGAAAAAACTGGATTTAGAAGATTAAATCCAGATGAACCCTTAATGGAAAATGATGTTTTGTGCATGAATATGGTAGGTAATGGATTGCATCACGTTGCTCTTTTTACAAAAGGAGAGGTTTTACATCATTTAACCGATAGACTATCTTGTAGAGAGCCTTATTCTGCTTGGCTGCAAAAATGTACAGGAGCAAAGTATCGTTATGACAACTAAATTAAAATTACATGGGGAATTAGGTAAATTTATAGGTAATGATGAATTTTATATACAGGCAAATACTGTTGCAAAATCTATAAGTTTTCTTGTAAATAACTTTCCAGAAGTTGAAGCCTACATGAATGATAAATATTATAAAGTACTAGTTAATAATTTAGAGATTGATAAAGAAGAAATACATTATCCAACTGGAACTCAAGAGATACAAATAGTTCCAGTGATAACTGGTGCTTCAAATTTTGGAAAAATATTGTTAGGTGCTGCATTAATTGGTGTAAGTTTTGGTGCTTTTGGTGCTTTTGGTGTTAAATCTATTGCGGCTGCTGGATTTGCTAAAGCTGGTCTTGGAGCAAAAGCAGTTTTTGGTATTGGTGCTGCATTGGCACTAAGTGGTGTTTCAGATATGTTGTTTCCAGTGCCAGAAATTGATACTAGTGGTGGTGAAAGTGATCCAAGAGTATCTTTTAGTTTTAGTGGGCTTCAAAATACTTCGAGGGCTGGTACTCCTGTTCCAATTTGTTATGGTGAAATTTTGACTGGCTCAGTGGTAATCAGTGGTTCTGTAACAACTGACGAGGTGGAAGCATGACTGAAAATATTATTAGAGGTTATAGTAGTGGCGGTGGTAGTAAAAAGGCTTCCAAACCAAAAATTGATCCTGATGATTTGAACTCAAGGCAGTTTGCCAGAGTTATGGATTTAATATCAGAGGGTGAAATAGAAGGATTTGCCAGTCCATCAAAAGAAGGATTATCTCAAGACACACAAGCCTATCTTAATTCTGCTAAAAAGGATATATTTTTAGATAACACTCCCATACTAAAATCAACAGCAGATTCCGCAGACCCAAGTAGGGCAGATTTTAATTATCAAGATGTGGATTTTGATTTTAAGGTTGGAACTAGTAACCAGACTATAATGGATGTTGCTAGAGAAGATACTGGAAGTTCTAATATAATATCTCTTAATAACCTTCCAGTAACTAATTCAAATGGTAAAACCAGTGGAGCCGAAACTGGATCAGTTACAAAACAAATAGTAGATCCTACAGTAGATCGTGTACGAATCACTTTAAATTTTCCAAGATTAGAAAAAATTACTGATGAGGGCGATCAACTCGGAACAAAAGTAAAGTTAAGAATACAAGTTCAATATAATAGTGGAGGTTTTGAAACTGTTAAAGATGACACTATTAACGGTAGAACAAGAGACTTATATCAAAAGGATTACAATATAAAATTAGATAAAAAATTATTTAACAGTCAAGGACATACTGCTGACATAAGAGTATTAAGGTTAACAAAAGATAGTGATGACCAAAATAAAGTTGACGCATTTTTCTGGAACTCATACGCTGAATTAAAATTAGAGTCTGATACCTTTCCTAACAGTGCATATACCGCTTTAAGATTTGATTCAAAACAATTTAGTTCAATACCTCAAAGAACTTTTAGGATTCGTGGTATCAAAGTGCGAATACCAGCTTTAAGTGGTGCTGCTGCTGGTACACAAGCAACCTATAGTCAAGCTGGAAATATTGTTACAGTAAGCCTATCTAGTCATGGCTTGTCTGTTGGGGATTTTATTGTTTTTACACCATTATCTGGGGGAACACAAGGTGGTCAATATTCAATTTTAAGTTCTAATTTTAGTAGCAATTCATTTGAATTTTTTGTAAACCAAGCTCAAACGGTGACTGATAACGCAACTTGTAGAATACAAGGAACACCGATTGTAGACCCTAAAACTGGTCGTATTATTTACCCAGCAGATTTTGTATTTGATGGAACGATGGGTTTTGCTGTTTGGACTACATGCCCTTCATTCATACTTCTTGACCTTTTAGTTAATAAACGCTTTGGATTTGGAGATCAAATCGCACCAGATCAATCTACAGATGCAAAATTATATGAAAATATAGATTTATTTTCGTATTTTAATGCAAGTAAATTTGCTAATGAATTAGTCAAAATTGGTGAGGATGCTGACGGTAATGACATAAACGAGGCACGCTTCGCTTGTAATACAAGTATTCAAAACAGTGTTGACGCATTTTCCTTAATTAATTCTTTAGCTGGAGTTATGAGGTGTATGCCAATATGGTCATCAGGTGGGATAACTTTGTCTCAGGATAAACCAGTAGATCCTAGCTATTTATTTAATTTATCTAATGTTACTGAGGCTGGTTTTGTTTATTCGGGTAGTGATTTAAAAACTAGAAGTACAGTTATAAATGTTTCTTATTTAAATATGGATATAAGAGACATTGATTATGAAACAGTTGGAGATAATGTAACAGGCTCTAGTCCTGACCAAGATGATATTGTTAGACAAAGTAAATACGGTGTTGTTGTTAGAAACGTAAAAGCATTTGCCTGTACAAGTCGTACTCAAGCGAGAAGATTGGGTAAGGCAATGCTGTTAAGTCAGGAACGTGAAACAGAAACAGTTACTTTTACAACATCACTAGATGCTGGGATTATATGTAGAAATGGTGCTGTAATACAAATTGCTGATCCTGTAAGGGCTGGATTAAGAAGAGGTGGAAGGGTTAAAGCTGTAGGTTCTACTCTTACATCAGGAGCTATAAATCAAATAACTATTGATAATCAAGCATCTGTTGGACTTCAAACAAGCACTTTAGGAACCAATCCAAGATTATCTGTTATTTTGCCTGATGGTTCAACTGAATCACAACCAGTTAATGAATGGACTGATGGTGTTATAACTATTTCTGGATCTTTTACACAAGCCCCAAATCCACAGACAGTATGGATGTTTGAAAATGAAACTCTTAAACCACAGCTTTTTAGAGTAGTAAATATTGAAGAAGTTGATGGTATTAATTATACAATAACTGCTTTATCGTACGTACCTGATAAATATGATGCTATAGAAAAAGATGAAGAACTAGAAGATAGAAAAATAACAGTATTAAGCGATCCACCACAACCACCAGAAGAATCAAGTGTAACGGGAACAGAAAGAATAGTTGTCATAAATGGAAAAGCTATATCTAAATTAATTTTGTCTTGGAAACCTGTTAGAGGTATCTCAGAATATCAAGTCAACTACAAACTTGAAGATAATAATTTCACCAGCGTTAGAACAGACAGTCCTGATTTTGAAATATTTAATAGTTCTGCTGGAACCTATACTGTTGAAGTTTTTAGTATTGGCCCATTAGGGCTTATTAGTTCTACCCCAGCAAGTGCCACTATTGTTGCTATAGGCAAATCTAAACCACCAGCAGATTTAACAGGGTTATCTATTGAACCTATTAATGATACAGACGTAAGACTTAGATGGGATTTACACCCAGACGCGGATGTAATTCACGGAGGCCAAATATATATAAGGCATCAAAAAGATACAAGTGGTGCGGCAACATTTCAAAACTCAACAAAACTTGTTGAAGCTGTTGCTGGTAACTCAACCCTTGCGGTAGTCCCTGCTATGGAGGGAGAGTACGTTTTAAAGGCTCGCGATGACACGGGTAATTTTAGTACAGGTGAAATAAGTGTAATTTTAGACATACCAGAAGAAATACAACCACTCGATGTTTTAACAAGAAGGGAGGATCTGGATAACCCAATATTTCAAGGAACTAAAAGCAGTAGTGTTGAAGTAAGTGAAGATTTAGGTTCAATAGACCTCAAATCAACTGGTTTATTTGATGACATTATAGACTTTGACCAGCTTGCGTCTTTAGATGATTTTGGTGCGATTTCACCCGAAGGCTTTTATGACTTTGGTGGAACTGCTGGGGGTACAGTTTTAGATTTAGGTGCTGTTTATAACTTACAGTTACAAAGACATATTTTTTCTGATGCTTTTAATCCTAATAACGTTTTTGACTTTATTGCCAATGTTGATCAAATGAATGATTTTGATGGTGTACAGGCTTTTGATGCAAATGCAGATTTACTTGTAAGAAGTTCACTAAATAGCAGTACTCTTTCACAAAATGGCACTTATACACAGGTTGATGATGTTATCACTGTAGATATAAACAGTCATAATTACAGGGCTGGTAATTTTGTAACTTGTGATTTTACTTCTGGGAATGCTGTTGACGATGAATTACAAATAATATCAATAACAAACGCTGACCAATTTAAAGTAAGAGTAACAAATACAAATAATGTTCTTAGCAGTAGTGGTAATGTAACTTGTGGAACTGACTATACACCATTTGCAAGTTTTGCTAATGGAAGATTTAAAGGAAGATCATATAAATTCAGAGCAAAATTAACAAGTCAAAATATTAACCAAGACGTAAAAATAACGGAATTAGGCTACACAGCAAGTTTCCCAAGAAGAACAGAGCAAAGCACAACAAACATTGCTTCTGGTGCTGGTACAAAGGTAATTACTTTTGAGCATGAATTTTTTACAGGTACTTCAACATTAGGCGGTGTTAATTCTTCATTACCCTCTATTGGTATTACTGCACAGAATATGGCGAGTGGAGACTTTTTTGAGGTTACAAATATCAGTGGATCAGGTTTTTCTGTAACCTTTAAAAATAGCTCTGGCAATGCTATTGATAGAAATTTTGGATTTACGGCTGTTGGATTCGGCAAAAAAGGGTAGAATGAACCTATTATTACTTTACTAAGATGGCAAGAGTAGATGCAACAGGTGGGTCTGGGTATGTAATTGATAATGGCACAGGATTGAATGTAAGAACAAAGCTTAATCAAATTACTGCCGCTATAAATTCATTAAATAGTGGTACGGGCGATCCATCTATTAATACAGCCTTCCAACCACACATAAATACAACTACAAGTGAACTTAAGATACGAAATTCAGCAAATGACGGATATGTAACTTTAGGAAGAATTGATCAAACTAATTTTGGTTTATTACCCTTAACAGGCGGCACATTATCTGGAACGTTAACTCATAACTATACAGGTGCTATGCGTTTGCCTGTAGGAACTACAGCCCAAAGACCAAGTAGCCCTGCTGCTGGTGATTTCAGATATAACAGTACTACAAGTAAGCCTGAGTTTTACAACGGTTCAAATTTTGTTAGCTCTGGAATGGAAAGTTTCACACAGACGGGGACTGGAGCTAGTACGAGAACATTTCAAAGTAAAAGCGAAGATGTATTTTCTGTAAAAGATTTTGGTGCGACAGGTGATGGAAGTACAAATGATACAACAGCAATACAGGCAGCCATTAACGCTGCAAGAGGTTTAGGCAAAGTTGTATTTCCAAGAGGAACTTATAGGGTAAATAGAACTATTGAGGTTCCAAGTAATAGTCATCTTGTCGGTGAGGGTAAATCAACTGTTATAAAAATGATGAATAATATAGGTCGTGATGTGACATTGATGAGAACAGGAAGAAGAGAGGTTACTCTCAATGCTACTTATGCTCAATCAGGAACCACTGTTACTGTCACTATCACTGGTAATCATCCAGTACAGGGAGGGGCAAATGGAGAGACTGCGTTTGACAGAACAAATTACTCTGTTTTTGCTCCTTTACCTCAGAGACTTGTAACGGCAGATTTTACAAGTGGTGATGCTACAGACGGTACTTATGAAATTACTGCTGTAACTGCCCCTACTGGATCAGGAGATAACCCCACTAATGGAACGTTTACTTTTACTGTTGCGAACTCTGCAACAACAAGTGGAAATGTCACTATAAGTATTGGTGGGAAAATTCAATATGTAACGATTGAAGATATGACCTTAGATTTTAATAGTCAAAGACATTCTATAACAACTGGTGATTTCAATGAAAGGTTAGAGGATACAATTACTGACGCAGCTTTCACATCAGGTGATGCAACACAAGATAACAACAGTGCTACTTTATGTATTTGTTTTACTGAGTACGCTTTAATTAATAATGTAAGATGTCTTGATGCTTATAAACATTGTCTTGATATAACCGCACCAAAATATAAAAGAGGTAGTAATGGTGCGACTTATGACCCTAATCCATCAAAGTATGTAACTGTTCAGAATTGTTTTTTCAGAGGTGCTGGTGATGATAATATTACAACTCATCATTCCTCAGACCTTTTAATAACTGGATGTAGGTCGGAAAGGCCAAATGGTCATTTAGTACCTAAAAACTCAAATTGTTTTGAAGTTGATGATGGCAGTAGAAACGTAACTTTAACAAATAATACAGCAATAAAAGGTATTAAAGGTATGCAAATAAAAGGTCATAATTATGGCCCTGCTCCTTACAATGTAATTGTTAATGGTTTGAGGGCTGTTAATTGCAATATTGGATTTGATTTACGACATAGTGGATGGCATGGAGGAAGCACTGCTGACGGAGCAATAACTGTAGACGAAGAAGATAATCCTATTCAATACACAGGTGCAAGTCCTACAGCTAGAAATGTATCTATTACTAATTTAACTGTGATTGCACCACTTAGTATTGTTAATAAATCTGTTAATAATAATGACGTTTTGGCTAGAAGGCCATCTTACTGCATAAGGTGTGTAAGTTATGAAAACGTACAATTTACTAATGTTGTATTAAGTGATGGTACTTTAGATATTGCAGATGACTATGAGGATTATGTTCCTACAAACTCATCTAGTAGTCAGTCAACAGCAGACGGTAATCACACCGCTAATAGTATTGCTGGTGGTATGAGTCAAGATACCTTATTTAGACTTTTCTACGGAGCTTCAAATGTTCTTATACAAAACTTATCTATTAATGGTTTTAATGATGTAGAAGAGGGTTTGAGAACAAGTGGTAGTTTTGCAGACAAATTAAATCTAGAAGGATTTACCTCGACTGCTGGGCCAAAATATCCTATAAGATGTTCTGGGGATGACGAGACCTATAGAGTTTTTATAAGTAAATATATGATAAAAAGCACTAGAACTGATGGTGCTGGTATTCGTGTAACAACACCAAATGTTGAAATTGCACAGGGAATTGTTGAAGGTTACGAAATACCAGTTAGAGGAACTATTGGTGTAAGCAACAATGTTGGCCTACCAAAGCCTTTCACCCTTTCAAGACCGATGAAATCAAGTAATGGTGATACTACTGAGCCAATTCCTGTTATAAGTTTAGATCAATATGAAAGAAGTCAAGATGTAGGTTTGGGAGAAGGCTTAAAAATTCAATGGAGGGAAAAGAAATTTGGTGATAACACAACACTAAAAGAAACTTGTTTTATAGGAAGTAGAAAAGAATCCAGTGTCGATGATGAAGATGATTACCAGCTTGTAATTGGTACAGGAACATCATCAGGAAACATATCTCATAGGTTTAAATTCACTGCTGCTGGTCATTTCAAGCCATCAAGTAGTGGTTCACAAAAGCTTGGCAACTCAGACGCTTTATGGTCACAACTATACGCTTCCACTTCAACTATTAATACCTCTGATGAACGACAAAAACAAGATTTTGAAGATATAAGTGATGCTGAAAAAAGAGTTGCTACAGTTCTAAAAGGAAAATTAAAGAAATTTAAATATAAAGATGCTGTTGCTGAAAAAGGTAATGACGCACGAATACATTTTGGAATAGTTGCACAAGAAATCAAGGCAGCTTTTGAAGCAGAAAGCTTAGACCCAACTACTTATGGAATGTTTTGTTATGACGAAACTTTTGAGACAGATAATGAAGGTAATAAAACAAAAACAGGTGACAGTTTTGGTGTCAGATATAGTGAACTTTTTGCTTTTATCTTGGCTTCAACCTAAAATACAACTAAAAAGGAAACGAAATGCCAGTACATTCGTACACTATAAGTAATGCTACAGGAGCGACAATAAGAGCCGATCTTAATAATGCGTTATCTGCGATAGTAACTAATAACTCAAGTAATAGCGAACCAGCGACAAAATATGCGTATATGTGGTGGGCTGATACTTCTGCTGGACTGCTTAAAATCAGAAACTCAAGTAACGACGGGTGGGTTACACTTTTTCAATTAGATGGTACGTTAACACTTGAAGATGGCTCAAACTCCGCACCAGCTATAGGATTTCGTGATGACGATAACACTGGAATCTTCTCAAGTGCGGCTGATAATTTAGATATTACTACTGGTGGTACAACTAGAGTTAATGTAAGTTCAGCAGGGATAAATGTCACTGGAACGGTAACAGATGATGGTGCAAGCCATGATGGTGACGTAACCTTTATTGGTGCTAGTGCAAACATTAATTTTGATAAATCTGATAATGCCTTAGAGTTTGCTGACAATGCAAAGGCAGTTTTTGGAAGCGACTCGGATCTGCAAATTCTACATAATGGTAGTGATTCTTTCGTAAGAGATTTGGGTACTGGCGGTTTATATTTGACAGGGAGTGTTGTAGGTATTAAAAATTCTGGTGCAAATGAAAATGGATTATTGTTTACCGAAGATGGATCGATAGACTTATTTCATAATAATGTAAAGGTATTTGAGACAACTTCTACTGGAGTTTCAGTAACAGGCCAAATTACAACAACAAGTCATGTAAAATTGCCTGATAGTGCAGAATTAAAACTTGGAAGTGCTACTAATGGTGATTTTGCTTTACTACATAACGGTACGGACAGCATTTTAAATAACGCAACAGGTCACTTACTTTATAGAAGTGCTACTCATAAATTACAATCTTTAGATGCTACAGATAGATTAGTTATTAATTCTGATGGTCATGTTGACGTTACTGGCAATTTAGACGTTGGTGCTGGTATTGATGTAACAGGAGCTACTAATTTAGAGGATCTTACAACAGTAACAAAAAATACGAGTGCTAATAATGAATCAATATTAAAAGTTTTACATAGCAATCTTTCTCAAGGAGTAGGAATTGGGTATAACACAGTTTCTGCAATAGGCTCAAATAGTAATGTTGATTTAAGGTTAGAGTCAAAAGGCACTGGTGAAATTTATGCAATAGACACTTTAAACGCTAATGGTGGTCTCAACGTAGATGGAGATGTAACTTTTACAGGTGCTAGTGCAAATATAATTTTTGATAAAAGTGATAATAGCTTAGAATTTGCTGACAATGCAAAAGCAATTTTTGGTGGTGCGTCAGATTTACAGATTTTTCACGATTCAAATAATAGTGAGATAATAGATAATGGAACTGGCAATTTAAATATAAGAACGAATGGAACTGCGGTTGCAATTATGGCTGGTGGTGGCGCTCAAATTGCTGAGTTTATTAATAATGGAGCTTGTATTCTTAGGCATCAGGCTACGGCAAGACTTGAGACATCTTCAACTGGAGTTACAGTAACAGGCGATGTAAACCCAACAGGCAACTTAAATTTACCAGATAGTTCATCAAGTTCTGTTGGCAGAATAATGTTAGGTAATGGAACTGATATGCAACTTCAGCATGACGGAGGTGGAGGGTTTATTGGAAACTTTACAGGTAATTTAACCTTTCATTGTAATGCACTGCGTTTTATGAATGGTGCTAAAACTGAAAACTTTATAGTCGCCAATGAAAATGGAGCTGTTGAGTTGTACCACGATAATGTAAAGAAGGTTGAAACATCAGCCGATGGCTTGGATTTGCCAGATAATAGCAAATTACAGTTAGGAGATTCGCAAGATTTACAAATTTATCACGATTCCACAAATACATACGTTGATAATGCTACAGGTATTATATTTTTAAG